GGAGGCGGCAATCCAGAGATAAAGATGACCCCCTAGCTAGCACCATGCTAACCAGAGGGCCATGCCCCCCTCAACAATGCACCACGGGGTTGAGGGGTAACCAGTATAGCCTACAGACGGCTCATGTCAACGCTCAGTCACCACAATATGCCCCGTCAGCGTCACAGCCGAGGAGCTGGTGTTCTTCAGGAAGTAGTGCAGGTTGCTACCCGTGTACAGGCGGATGCCCGGATCCGAGTACTGGTTGACCAACGCCACATTGACTTGGCTAGCCGACACCACCATGAGGGGTCGAGCTACGATCAGCGACACCGTTCCAGCAACCAAGCTTGTGCCTAAGGTAATTGACTGGATGCTTTGGACGCCTTTGCAGCCTGCCGCTAGTTGGAACCAGACCACATTGCCAAGCACGGGTGTCGCAGGGATTTGGTCGCCAGCAATAGCCGCCAGCGTAGCCGTCTTACCTGCAACACCATCGCTGTTGGTGTAGGTCACCGTGCTGTTGGTAATCGCAGCGGCGTTTGTATTGGCCGTGGTGGTCACCAGACCAATGATGTAGCCTGCGCCGTTTGTGCTGCCGTCTAGATCACGCGCAGGGAAGGTTGGGGTCGTAATAGCCTGAGCGGTCGTAGTCGTCACCACGAGGCCCGTATTGACCCACACGATGTCCGCCAGCATGATCGTGCAGAGGGTCGTCGTAGCCGCCGCAGCTTCGGTGATGTACAACTGACCAGTCGGTGTCCAGAGCGGTAGGCAACCGTTGTCGGCTGCTGTCATGCCGTCTGTAGCTCGACCGTTGATGCCGGGGGTGCCGGGCGACCAAGCACCGTTAAAGCCTGCGTCCTTCCAGAACGCATACCAGCACGCCGTGCCCTCTGTCGCTGTACCGACCTTGTTGACCCCAATGACCCTACCAGTCACCCCGACATTGGATGGGTTGTTGACCTTCTTGTCGCCGCTCGGGTCAAACACGCACCATTCGCCTCCGTCAGTCCATTGCAGGGACTCTCCGGCAGACAGCACGGCCTTGAATAGGCAGTACTCAGTACCGCTGACATCCTTTTTAACCGTCACGGTGTTAGCCGTAGTCGCATGACGGTTGAACACCGAGATGCTCTTGATCCCTCGCTGGGTAGACGCAGCAGGTGCTGCCACAATCACGGTCGTACTGACTGTGTTGATCGTACCCTGACTGTCAGCAGGCGTGAACGCGCTGGTCGTCATGTCCACATACGACACCGCATAGTCGATATTGGCTGTGCTGCTGGTCGTTAGCTCAAGTACTTTGGTCGTAGCGTCAAGTGTGATTGCCATGTTAGAAGCCTCCAAACGCCATACGGGCCATAACTGCTGGTTGGTCTAGTCCAGAACCACCCCCGCCTCCGCTAGGAGCAGCCCATGTACCGTCTGCGCGTAGGAAGTTAGTTGTACCACCTCCGCTGGCTGGGGCTACTCCGGCAGCTACGCTGGTAAACACGGGAAGCTGTGCGGGTGCAACCTTGGCAGAGCCATCTAGCCCTGCGTACCCGCCAGCAATGTTCTTGTTGCTGTAGGTCTCTACACGGCTACCGTTGGCTCGGACTAAACCAAGACCTTTAGCAAGGATATCTACACCAATATCCGTGTCCGTACCGTCAGCCGACACAACTACAGGCGTTCCCGTATCAGAGTTGGTAGCAGTCAGGTAGTTAACAGCGAGACCCGACAAAGTGTCGTCAAATCGCAGCACAATATGGCTGTTGGTCGGGTCAATGACCGAGTTCAGCGGCAGATCGAGCGGAATAGCCTCCGCTTCCAAGACTGCGATGCGTGTTTCGTGGTTGTTTTGTACGCCTAAGAACTGTGTCTCAGCCGATACAAGAGCGGGTTGGTTCGTGTTGCGGGGTAGTGCCATAGTCGATGGGAAAGCTGGGAGGCTCACAACCCCCCAGCCCACCTCACTTTCTTAGATGTACCAGTTGGTTGGCATACGAACAAGACGCGACGAGCCACTACCGCTGTAGTAGTAGTCGCCGTAGTAAGCGGACTCAAGCGGCCCTGTGGGAGCCGAGCGTCCAGCCGCAATCTCTTGCATCCAGTTGACGACATCCGCCGTCCACACAGGCTGCGCTGAGGTAGCAGCATCCAGCATCTGAGCTTCCATCGGGCAAGCGTAGCGGAACGACACGCTGCTGTTGTTGACCGCTGCGGTGTACTGAATCATACGCATCAGTACATCGTCATGCGGGTCAGAAGCCCACCAGAGATTGCCGCCGTGCATACTGGTTGCGTCCACTTCGTCGCGGACAACACCGATACCACCGAGGTTAACTTGCAGGTTAACGCCAGTAGTCGCCGTGTCTCCGTTTGCAGCACTATAGGTGCAGGTCACATTGTCGAAGGTAGTACGCAACTCACCCGTGGAAGCGAGCGTCTGCTGGCCGGGCAGCTTAATGTAGCTACCACAATCAGCAGCAGTCGCCGCCATGGTTGCTGCGGTCACGGCGTTGGATCCGTTTACAGCCGTCACCAAGATCTTGGCCTTAACACCGACACCACCATCTACCGAGATGGTCTGGCCTGCGCTGAATCCAGAGCCACCAGCAGCAATGGTTACTGCGGTGTTGGCTTCAGTCGAAGACTTAAACCGACGAGCGTATTCTTGACCAATAAACTCGTACAGGTGGTAGACAGGGGGCAGGTACTTGAGGTTCTTGTTCTGCTCCAAGTACCACAGCAGCGAGAGCTGCTCAGTATGGTACGCAGGCAGAGCAGCCAACTGAGCACGGGTGAATACGCCCGTGTAACGCTGGGTAAAGATCGGGTCGTTGATCGACTTGGTTGTGTTAACGCCAAAGCCCTTGTCGAACCGCGCCATGATCGGCGTGTTCATGCGGAAGTCAGGGCAACCGTAGTGGTTGATGATACCAGCCACGGTCGAATCGACACCCGGCATCAACCCGTAGTAGTTACGCAGGTTAGGTGTCATGTTTTCGCTGAACAGGGGGCCAGTAATCTGGCTCAACATACAGCGAACGCCGCCAAAGCTAGAACCCATCAAGAAGATCTTCTTGGGATCAATGCCGAATTCAGCAGCTCGGCTCTTGAGCACCATGATGAAGACCTTCAATTGCTCAAACAACGCACCAGCAGCTAGCGACTCGTTGCCGTTTGGCAGAGTCCAACCAATACCTTGGGTATGGGCGTTACCAAGCTGGTCTACTCGGCGGTACGGGTACGACGAGTCGTTCAGCGGGAAGATGTGCTGCTGGGCCGTAAAGCCAACCAACACAGCCTTCATGCTGGTCGCCGCTTGCAGGGCCGCAAACACAGCATTGCCGTTACCGTTGGCAATGAACGGAAGACGACCATCGTTCTGAGCAGCACCACCACCATGCACATAGATCAGGCATGGGTTAGCTTCAGTACGAGAGCCGTTAGGGTGCAGCTTGACATGGAAGCGTGAAGACTCAAAGTCCCCACCCCATCGCACATCAATTGCGTCTTTTGTCGGAGAGACGGTGAAGTTAATTTGAGTCATGAATCAGAGGGTGTAGATAGAAGAGGCCTCGGGGATTGTGCGAACAACGCCTCCAACCACAACAACGCGACTTGTGGCTGCAAAGCCCAGCGTTGATAGTGCATAAGCGATCTTGATGCCGTTAGAGCAATCAACAGCGGACATTGCCACACAGTTGGAGCTAGCTGCTGTGGTCGTTGTGTCAGCCGCATCAGCAAGGAAAGTACCCGCACCTGCGTTGGAGTCGCCAACATTGTTGTTCCACATGATGGTGCTGGTCGTGATCTGCCGCCATTGCATAGCACCAGTAGCTTCGTTTTCGATCTGCGCCGAGACGAACGCTACTCGCATATTGGAATGGAAAGCGACCTTCTTGTTAGCGGTCACAGTCACCAAAGCTGAGGCCATTGTGTGGTTCAGCAGGTTAGGTGCAGTCAATGCAGTCCTGTTAGCCACAGTCGTCGTCGGCCAGCTTGCGCTACCAATACCGCCAGTCAGCGGGATGTAGGTCGGAAACTCTTTTGTCAGGATGTCAGCCCACAAACCTTGGTTCAGACGACCAGCAGTAGCCGTAGCGTCTACATCGATGTAGCCGTACACATCCCATTCAAGAATCAAAGGCCACGCATACAGGTCTTGCGGGGTCAGCGTCACGGGAGACAGAAGAGTCGTGTCTCCTGTAATGTCAATCTGGTTAACACCAGCTACCCATGTAGACGGGGTTGCAGCAGCCACCGAACACTTGGCACTCATGCCAGAGTCGGAGGTTGTAATTTGTTGCCCCTCAGGGGCACTTCGGATTCGGTACGGGCGCATAGGTGAGGTGTTTCTTTAGTTGGGATGTATAGTTCTAACCGAGCAAGCGACGAGCTAGCTCAGGGTTCTGTCGTAGAAGCAGCGGGATGAGCTGATCTAAAGCCCGTACCTGCCGCTCATCTAGTTCTAGTTCATAAGCTGCTGAGGCTGCATGGAGCAGCTCGTGGAGGAGGGTAGTCGGCAGCATGGATTCGTCTTGAGGACTGATCAGGATGGTCGGCTTGGGGTGTTCACGGTACTGTCCCCAGTCTGTCAGCTCGGCTACCTCCTTGACATCGATGCTCTGGACACCAAGGTAAAGAGTTTTAAGATACCACTTCTGTTGCTGCTTCTTTGCCATGCTTCTACCTTAGCCGGATATGAGTTGTATTCATTCTGATATTGGCAGGCCAGCTCCGCGCCGTCCCCAATCCAGATATGAATACATCCCTCATGCTCAAGTTAGAAAACCCATATGCTCTACTTCTGTTCTACTTCAAAAGAAGAAGGGGGGTTAGAGGGGGGAGGCACGACTCGTCCCTCGTCGGCCTGAGAAGGGTAACAAACCTCACTACCAACTTCTTCCAACTTCGATCAAGATTTCTGATTTTTCTTTCCGGCTGCTACTTTCAAAGGATTTGTCGCCAAGCGGAGGCTGCGTTAGCAGACTCCTGCTTCATCCTGTGAATCATATAGATACTAAGAAACGGGCCAACGCAATAGGAACGCATTACAGCGATCCTGCTAGTGGGCTGGTAGGTAGAGACCTGTAGACCAGCTATCGTTTACCAGCGGCCCTTGTAGCGCGTCTGGAGCGATCCCATCCAGCCTTGGGGGGTTGGCTTTCTACCAATGGCGTGCTCGACGAAGGTGTCCAGCTCCTTTTGGAGACGGTCAGCCTTACGGACAGCCATAGCATCATCAACGGATGCGCCGATCTTTTCGACCCAGTAGTTGACGGCCATCGATAGAGCGTCTAAGCGGTCGTCGTGGACTAGGCTTCCACGATCAAGCGTGATGTGGGCTAGTTGGAAGAGGAGGCTGTACTTGAGGCGTTGTTCGACACCCATGTCGCTGGTGTCGTTACGGACGAAGGCTAGGTCACGCTCGATCAGCTTGCGGTCGAAGATCAGGCGGTGCTGGTTCATGACTGGTTCGAGGGTCTCGATGATTCGCCGCTCTTTCTGCGACGAATGTTTGACCTCGGTCAGGGTGCATGGGTGGTACTTACGGAGGATCGGGGCAAAGAGCTGACCCCACATACCGTCACCGTAGTTCGCTTCGTGTACGATCTCCGTAACCTTGTATTTAGCAGCGACTTGCGCTAGTCGTGTGAGGTTCTGTTCGGTGTATCCACCACGGACACCGTCAGCGTCGAGGACGAAGAACTGGTGGGAGAGTTTGGCGATGACACAGTAGCCCAGCTCGTCTTTACCACGACCGCTGGGGTCGATAGTCATGACGATACCGTCATACTTGGTGGGCTGACCGACACGGGACATGGGGCGGTAGTAACGGTCGCCGCTAAACCCGAGGGTCTCGATGTCCCACTCTAGTGTTCTGTCAGAAGCGTAAACCAGCTTCTCGAATCCGTGAGTATTGTCAAGGTCGTCAACGATTAAGTCCGACAGCTTGAGCGGGTAGCGGTCAGCATCGCTGATGGAGGTGTCGAGCTGGAATTGGAGAGCGAATCCTGAGCGTCCGTAGGATAGCTCGCGTTCTTCTAAGTCTAGGTCGCTAAAGCGTTTAGGATCGATTGGGTCGCCCTCGTCCAGACCGAGTCCGTCGATAAACGGAGCCAGCTTTTCAGCATAGCCCTTGCGCTGCTTGACCGTAGGCATACGAGCAGGCCAGATGCGAGTATTATATCCCCGACTTGGGAGGATAGAGTAGATCGACTCGGCAGACTGGGGCGTACCGAGGAACAACACCTTGCTGCTATCGCCCGGCTTAAGGACTGCGTCAAACTCCTTGATGGACTCCAGCAGCTTCTCGCGCATACCGGGAGTCCACGAGTTGTTGGCTACTTCGATGTCGTCAGCCACGACAAGATTGGCGCGGCTACCCGTGATCTGACCAGTAATACCAACTGAACGAACAGACGGGGCATGAGAAGCAGGAGCAGGGCCGACATCAAATGCGATTTTGGAGTTGCGCTGCTCGCCCCGTGGGGCAAGGTGGTTGAGGAAGGGTAGCTCGTTGATTAGACGAAGGGTAAAGGTCGTGAAGTCATCTGCGCGTGTCTTGGATGCAGACACGACGAGGATGTTGTCAGCAGGGTGATGGTAGAGCCACCACAGCACATAAGCCGAGGTAATCCACGACTTGCCTACACCACGATACGCTTGAACAATGGAGCGTTTTGGGCCGTGATGTAAGTAAGACGCAATGTCGTACTGGACTGGGGTCGGGTCAGGGAGACCTAACCCACGCCAGCAGAGGAACACGAAGTTCCTGAAGTCACTAAGATCAAGTGCCGTACTTTTGCGTGTCATCGAATGGGAGAATCTTGGCTAGCCCTTCGAGGCCGCTGTCTTTGACTGGGACAGCCTCGATGCCGTTGTCTTTCAGCATCTGTCGGGCCACATTGAGTTCAGCCGCTGTAGCCTGACCGCTGCGGATGCGAGCTAGGAGGTCTTCGGCTAGGGCTTGGTGCAAGGTTGCGAATGTTTCACTTAGGTCGGTCATGGAAATAGATACCTCGCTACGATTGATGCTACCGTAGCCACGGCAGCGGCCCATCCCAAGAACCACGCTCGGGACATCTCTAGCTCGACGATACGGGTTTCTAGCTTAGTAATACGCTCGGCCACTTGGGTCTGTTTGTCGCTCATAGTCTCGATCTTGCCTTCGATGCGACCGATGGCGACTAGGACTTCTACTAGGTTAGCGTCGATTTTCTCGTTAGTGTTCATTAGGAATTAGTCTTGGGTGTCCAATACGGACGGAGCGATGCCCATCTTTGCGTCACGCTTCATCAAGCGCAGCTCGTTACGCACTTGCTTGAGTTCAGGCGACTCATTGACCAGCATTTGCCATGCACGGGCACGGTACTTAGCCAGAACAGCACGCATAGCGTAGATGCGAGGGCTATCGACCAAGTCCGTACCAATGGGGGTCATACGCTGATAGCGTTCAGTTTGAATTAACGCTTCAGCAGCTTGGCGTACAGTCTTGTTGTTGATCACAACCTGACCAGCCAGTTCTTGGTAACGGTCGTAAGCGTTAGCTCCACGGCCCGTCTTGATGTTACGCAGGTCAAGCCCTTCAACCGTGTAGCTCGGCGGTTTGAGAGCTTCACCCAGAGAGATCAGCTCGCGATCCAGCGCATTTGTCGAGCGTTCCTTGACGGAGATGGGCGAGAACAGGTCGGGGCCGAGTTTATCAGCCTTCTTGACTGGCAGACCGAACGCATCACGCATCGGCGGCAGTTCTTCCGACAATCCCGGAGTCGATGCCCACACATGGTTGATAAGACCATCAAGCATCTCGCCATCATTCGGGTTACGGACATACTCGTCCGACAGGTCAGTCACCGTGCGGCGCATACCTTGGTACGGAACCAGCGATGCACCGTAACGCTTGGCCCACTCTGCACCCTTGTGGCCGGACTCATCGCCAAAGATCTCGACGAAGGACTTGATGCCTTGCAGGTAGCTCTTCTGAGTGAGCTGGTTGGTGATGGCGTAGAACGCCGAGGCCCAGATCTCCTCGCCAAGCTGGAGGCCATCGCGGTCAGCGTGGAGGTACTGAACCGCCATAGTGCTGTCGGCAATGAATCCCAGCATGGAGCTGAACGGGTCAACTCGGTTGAAGCTGATCCATTCGTTGGTGACAGGACTCTTGAAGCTGTACGGTTGGAAGCCAGCGTTACGCCATGTCTTGGACTCGTCGGGGTTCTTGGGGCCACGGCCAGTCAAGTTGCCGCTAGCTGCCATCGACCACGCCATACCCAGTACCGCAGTACCGAACAGGGCGCGTCCAGCAGCGTCTGCACGCACGGTCGGATCTTCGCTAGACAGCTCGCGTAGGAAGCGAGATTCCTGTTCGCGCAGAGAGCGACTAACGAATGCCGGAGCACCCATGCGATCCATGCGCGTGGCTGCACGGTTGCCAAAGCCCAGCTTGACGAAGTCCATGAGCGGGGTAACAGGGTTACGATCCACCGCATAGATCAGCGCGTTGATAGGCGTGCTAACGAACGGCAAGAACACTCGCATAGCGGGGTGGCGAGTTACTGCGTTGATCACAGTACGCTGCCAGTCATAGCGAGGGTCTGCTTGCAGCGTAGCCTCAAGTGCCGTGTTACGGGCACGCTGAGATGCTTCACGGAAGTTTGTAGCGACCGTACCGCTGTTGCGCCAGTACTCGTCACGGTAGTTTTGTGCGTAGTCCAGCAGCTCATCTGCGGTGGCATGGGGGCCAAGGACAGTACGAGCGCGTTCCTGACCTTCACGGATCAGACGCTGGTTCGACACGAACTCGCCGTTGACGATGGCAAGATCCATAGCCTGTTGCATACGGGCAGCACGCTCGGGGCCAACCACACCAGTTGCATCCAAGTTGTCGAGGACATTGGCACGCAGGTGACCACGGTAGTTGAGCTGCTTGAACAACTCGTCGCCCGTCAAGATCAAGCGCATGGGGAGGCGCACAAGGCCACCCATAAAGTCGAAGGACACTTCGGCAGCACGCTGTGCTTGGGGGCCAGCCACATTACCAGCACCACGGGCCATCATGTTGGACAGGGGGATGTTGTCGCGGGTGAACGCCTGTTGGCGAGTCCGCTCCATACCCATGTTCGTACCAATCGGACGGCCTTCAGCAAACGCACGGCTCATCACACCCAGACCGTCCAGCAGACCAGTAGCCATACCGATGTAGGCGTTGAGGCCGCTGCGGATAGAACGGGCGTTACCCGTAACCATACCGCCAAGCATACGCTCCAGCGGAATAGTCATGGTGGTCAGGGCGTTACCTAGGAACTGCACGCCAGCCCATGTGGTTGACGAAGACACGAGCGAGTTCATCCACCACTCGTTGTGGAAATCCCAGAAGCCCAGCGTGTTGAAGTCACGCGAAGCGCGGGAGATGATGCGGCTTACACGGCCTGTGACATCGCCACCTTCACGCACTTGGATGTCCAGAAGCTGCTGGAGACGCTCCATCGACAACAGGACAGCCTGACGGCCACCCATACGCTGAAGCATTTCGTCCAGACGGGCCTCACCGTACATCGTTTGCAGAGTACGGACAGCGTCCAAAGTCGCCGTAGACACGCCATGCGGGGCCGTAGCCGGGGGCGGGGGAACAGCCGTAGAGGTGGGCGGAACCACAGTCG